AGAGCAGATCCTCCGCCTGTTCCTGTCGACCTTGCCAGAAACATCTTTTGCTCAAGCGTTTCAGAAACGGGGTAACGTCGCTGGTTTTGAGCACGACGCAATTCGTGCGCTGCGCGAGAAGTCGTTCAGTATGTCCCGGCAGTTATCTAACATGAAGTACGCGTACAAACTCATCAATGCGCGTGATGACTTGCGTAAGAATGTTAAGGCGATGGGTAAGGGCGAAGGCGCGACAGACAACCGACTCGCTAAAGAATACTTTGATGAGATCGATAAGCGGGTCAAGTTCATCATCAGCCCAGAAACATCAAAGCTGTCGCAACTACTGACTTCTTTCGGCTTCACCTACCTGCTCGGCTTTAACGTATCGTCTGCGGTCATCAACCTGACCCAAGTGCCGCTGATTGTGTTACCGTATCTCGGCGGCAAGTACGGGTTTTCAGAGACAACCAAAGCACTCGGCAACGCCTATAAGGTGTTTGCAAACACCGGCATCAAAGAGACCGCGATCCTTGAGTTTAAGGATGCGAACGGCAAAAACGTGAAAGTCAAGTCCCGGGCCATGCCGTCTATCGAAAACCTTGATATCAATCGTCCCGGCGACACTCCCGAAGCTAAAAAAGAAAGAGAGCTTGCTGCCCACTATAAAGAACTTATTGAAGAAGGCACGTTGCAGGGGCAACTCAACCGGTCGGCGCTCTATGACATCCTTGACGTTAGTGGTGCAAAGAATCCGTTAGCTGTTGCCAATGCCGCGTCGGGCTGGATGTTTCATCATGCCGAACGTATGAACCGGCAGATCTCGTTAATGGCGGCATACGATCTTGAGTTGAGTAAGACCAAGAATCCCACGGTAGAAGATAAGGTTGCCGCTGCTAAACAAGCTATCTATGTGTCCGAGCTGACCAACGGCGGGACAACTGCAACCTCGGCCCCACGTATTGCGCAAGGCAGTATCGGTCGGGTGCTATTCATGTTTAAGCGGTACGGTGCATCCATGTACTACCTGCTGGCTAAGAACTTTAACGAAGCCATCCGTGCCGGTCAGTATGAGCTTGACGGGTTGAAGGCTGAGCTTGCCAAGACCAAAGATGCCGCTGAGATCACCAAACTCAAAAAGCAAATTGCCGAAGCCGAAGAACTCGCAAAAGTAAACCGGGGTATTGCTCGTCGGCAACTGGGCGCGACTTATGCTTCTGCCGCGCTGTTCTCTGGGTTGCAGGGACTACCGTTGTTTGGGGTGCTTGCCGTTATCTACAACATGTTTGCTGATGACGACGATGACGACATGGCGACCGCCGTGCGTAAATCGACCGGCGAGCTTGCGTACAAGGGTCTGATCAACGCACTGACCAACATGGACGTAGCGTCCCGCGTAAGCCTGACCGGCCTGATTATTCGGGATAACAAACTATCGTCCGGATCGCAGACAGTAGCGGAAGCGTTTGGCGATCTTATGGGCGGTCCAGTGTACGGTATAGCGACCAAAGTCGAACGCGGCGTTAATCAAATCCGTGACGGGCATATCGAACGTGGGGTTGAAAACATACTTCCTTCGGCGCTTAGTAACGTGTTAAAGGGCTTCCGCTACGCCACATCCGGCACGACCACGTTGCGCGGCGATGCTATCACTGGTGATGTCAACCCAGCAAATGCGATTGCTCAGGCGTTCGGCTTTGCACCTGCCGATTACACCCGTCAGTTGGAGATCACTGCACGTGAGAAGGGCATGGACAAGGCAGCGACTGCTGACCGTACCAAGTTCCTCAATAACATGTATATCGCCAAGCGGTTCAACGACCTCGAAGGCATTGCTGATGCCCGTGCAGATCTTGAGCGGTTGTATGAGAAGCACCCCGGCTTTAAGAAGTTCGGCACGCTAGACGAAACTATTGCGCGGTCGATGCGGCAGCACGCGCTGACTACGGAGCAAATGAAACCGTTTGCCGGTGTAACAATCAGCAAAGCTATGCGCGATGAGATCTTGCAGGATATGCGCGAGTTCGAGTGAAAAAAATCCCGGCGCTGGGCCGGGATTAACCTGATAGGACAGGAAGAGGAGACAGCAATGAGGCTATCGCGATAGAGTCTACACGAATCTATACCATTCTCCAAAATCTCACGCCTAATTTTCCTGTCTCAATGCGTTCCACTGAGAGTAACTTCATGTCATATCTCTCAGCGTAGCGGTTCATCTGCTTAATAAGTTTGTGCATGTTGAGCGCGGGGACAAAGACTGACGACCCAACCTTGAAGTTGGGCCAGTCGATGTAGATCAGCAACCCGTCAGGGTTAACTGCCCCGTCACTGCGCACATACCTAGACGGGTATAGCGTTACCGATTGCTGCTGCCGCAATGTTCTGCTCCATCTCCTCGTCCATAAACTGCGAGCAATCCAACACAACACAGTCAGCCGGGGGCAGGTTGAGTCGAGTGCCTCGGCTGATGCGCACCTTCTTCATCTGACCTGACGTAGACCCCGCCCTGAGCTTGTCGTACAGACTCGGGTAATGTATCTGCTGTTTGTTACACCATTCGCGAAACGGCTTGGGCAACAGGTATAAACGCTTTATGTCGTACTCGTACCGTGCGACCAGCGTCATCCTCGGCGTCGAATCTGGGATAATCAGCGCGTCATCCTGATTCGGCGTGCGTGCATCCGACGTGCTCTTGATGCGGAGGATGTTGTTGTAATTCTCCGCAAGATATGCGGTCAACGTCTCCTCGATAGACCCCTCCATGCCGATCAACCGCTCCTTGGCTTTCTGAATTGTCTCGGCCCACCACTTGATGATCGGCGGGATAGAGAACTTAACCAGACCAGCGCGGCGTGCGATGATCAGACCCGTGAATGCCGATGCCGCTTGAGCCGACCAGAACCGGTGCGGTTGCGACAGGTCACCAATCAGATCTAACTTTTCCTGCGTTTGCTGAAAGAGCTTCTGTGCCCCGTCTACATCGTTCATGATGTATTGCAGATATGGCACACAAGCGTGACCATAGTTGTTGCTCAGGTACCGGTTCAGTGCATCAGTCTCGGTCTTGGCTTCAAAGACAAACGCCTTCGCCTGATACTCTAATACCCGGGTCGCTTCGGCTTTGGGGATTGCCTTGTACATACTGACGCGATCTAGCAGACTGGTGTTGCCGGTCGTGCAGATGTTCAGATGCCACGGGTCACCACGGTAACGCTCCTCGTTACTCTTGCCAGACATCCGGTTGCGCTGATGCCCGCCAGTGGTTTGATATAAGAAGTCACTGGCTTCCTTGGGATGGATGTTGCTCAACTCGTCAATCGGGTGAAAGATGTTTTTGTAAATCTCAGTCCGGTTGAACTTAGAAGCAATCGTATCCCGCTCGTGCGACATGATCTCGTCCGGGTTACCCCAGATGCTCGCACCCGCCAGCATTGCAGTGGTCTTACCCAAGCCGGGGTCCGGACTATAGATATGAAACACGCACGCATGCTGCGTTGCAAACTGCATCAGGGGCGAGCCGAAGCTCAAGCCGATTACGAACTGGTGCATCTCCAGCCCGGGTCGGTTATAAAAGTCCATGACGTTATTCCAGCCCTCAATCGTCCCCTTGGTCTGGAACGTGCCGAACAGCTTTACTGTGGCGCTTGACGGTGGGTTGTGGTCGACTCGATCCGGACGGATGTCCTTATCCCCAACAATAAATGAATCGTACCGACTGTCGACCCAACCGAACTGCCGGTGCGCTTTTTCTGCTTTCGCATTCGCCTGTAGGTTATTAACCCATGCACTTACGTATGCCATCAACCCCTCCATATCTATAACGGCCAGCCCATGTGGGGCAACGTGCCGTCTAAATTCGTCTTTAGATAACAAAGAAACCAGCGGGACGGTAAATTCCCGCACTCCGTCTTGAGGTAAATGCAACCGCATTACGATTGCTTCGCCAGCATCCGGATCGTTCAACCGCTTCAAAACATAAAAGTCGTTGTGATACACAGGGATCTCAATCGGGTCCCCTTGCTTATCCTTGGTCCGCTTAAATACTCCTCCTGCCTTGCCCCGGAAATACGGCGCAGGGTATTTGGGTATCACGTACGTTTGTTTAGCTACGAAGTTTGCAACCTCGGGAACGTCCAATACGACGTTATCCTCGTCACTCGCTTCCTGCACCGCACGACCTAGAGCTATCGGGCTTTTGATCGCGTTCCGATGCGGACACTTTCCGCATACGTTAGGGCTGTAGTTATCAAACGTAGCGCAGGTATACGGACCCTTGATCAACGCGGCTTTCGCTTCTGTGGCCTCGAAGGTGTAGCCCGGGTGCGCCTTAGAGATCCTATGGATCGCCTTGTCACCGTCCGTGCAGAACTTCGCAACCGACAGACCTGCTCGCCACATGGGTTCGTCCAGCGTGGACGCCTCCTCGATCACGCGCCTGATCTGCTCACACCCACGCCCTGCCGCCGTCTTCTCCAGAATGTTTTTAAACACGCTGACGTAACTACCGGCAAGGGCCTGACTCACGCCGCTCATCTCTCTCGGCACGAATGACCCAACCGTTAACTTGTTGATCACGGGTGCTGGCACATGTGCTACCAGATCCGCAAACGCAGTAAACGCAACAGGTGCGGCAATCGGGCTGAGCAGCGACACCTCAAGTGCAGGGTCGCTCTTAAAGTTCAACGTCCCCGGCATACGCAATATGCGAGCAGAATCGGCAGTGACTGCCGGATCAGCATTCATACCTTGTGATGCCAGTAGAGCTTTGAATTGCTCCGCTACAGGCGTCCAGAGTGTTGCCGCAATCGACTCGGTTAAAGCCCAATACGCATGAACACCCCGCCCGGAGCCGACTATCGTAGGACGTGGAAACTTGTTAACTGAACAGAAAGACTTCAGCGCACGGATGCACTCGACCGGATCAGCGTAGGGTTTACCCTCACCCGCATCGATATCGATAAAGAACGACTTTAGTTGCTTAGCATTGCTCTGGGTTCTCGAACCAGAGTTCTCGAACGTAGCCAGTGCAAAGTAAGCGTTCCACCCAGAATCGACTAGAGACTCGGTGTATGTTTCAAGAGCTTCAAGACTTGTAAAGAACTTCTGTTGTACACGATCTGAATCCAGCTTAATTCCATATCCACAGTAATACCCCTCATTACTTAGGACCGTCTCCAGAAATTGTCTCGCTTGCATGACTGTCCAAAGAGCCGTGAGATAGAAAACGGGAGCCGCATGATACGGCCCCCGTGCCGATTAATCGTCCCAGCCGTTCACCAGATCACTAAGATCTGCCGCCGCAGAAGCGGTAGCTTTCTTGGGCGCAACTTTCGGTTCTTCCACAGCTTCTTCGGCCACAGGCTCGGGCTTCGCCGCAGCTTTCGGCGCTGGTTGATTAAACGCGGCAGGGAGAGGTGCAACGGGTACAGGCTTAGACCCGCTCGCGTTAAACGAAATAGCTTCAGCCGCTTCCGCTGAGTTACGCATCTCGTTGATCGCCTCGAACTCCTCCTCGGTAACCGGACGCACTGGCTTGAAAAACAGCTTAGGGGTTGGGCTGTTGATATCAAACCGCATTTCCGTAACCAGACCCACAGCCGGGAGCTTGTGCGAGTCTAAGAAGTTACCGTATGCCTTCAGGGGCATCTTGCCGCCCTCGGCATCACCAAAGACCGACTTAGCGGGGATGACCATCTGGTACACCTTGCGCTGTTCGATCTCGCCGTCGAGCATCACAGCGATACGCTTGTGGAACGTGCAAGCACGCCCGTCGCCTTGACCAGACCCCTTGATGTTCTGAGGACAGTCCATGCACTTGGTAGCCTGACGATCAGCGGCAGGGACCTCGGCATCCGGCGTAGCCGAATTAGTTGACCAGCACTTGGGCTGAGCGTTCTGCCCTTCAACGTACGCCCCTGCAAAGTGCCAGCGCTGAACGTCTTTATGTGCCTTGATGATCACGGCGTTGAGCATCCGATCTTCACTCACGTGAATTTCTTTATTGCCCTGCATCATCCGGAACGCACCGCCCTTGAGCGAGATACGCAACGGACCCGATACGGCGGCTTCGCCAGCGAGTGAACTGCTGGTGTCATCCTCAAGCGCCTTCAGGTAGGAAGGAAGGCCGGTCTTAAAAATAGTCATGTCGTTCATACAATCCTCAAACGTCTTTATCAGTTGCAAAGGTGAAATCGAACTCCAACTGCACAGGGGCAGCAGGGTCGATGGTTTCTGCTTCAGCCGGAGCCGGTGCAGCTTTCTCGCTCAGCGTTTTGGCGCGGAGCGCGGCATCCACATCAGCGATGCGGAACCTGTAAGTATTACCGATTTTCAGGTAAGCCGTGGGTGGGATCACATCTTTCCGTAGCCAACCACGAATGGTAGACACCGAGACGGTGTAATACTCCGCGACCTCCTCAATCGAAACGTACTTCGCAATCTCATCCATTTTTCTTTACCGTGATGGAGTATTCGCTATCCACATTCAAACCCGGTGGAAGCAGGTCGGGGTGTTCCTCAAGGAACTGTTTGGTGTTCTCCTGATGGAGCCGCTTCTCGTAAAGATCGGTAGCGCCATGCTCGACAACGAACTTGCCGAATGACTCCCAATCGTTTGTGCTGAAGCGTTTCTTGACGGTGCGGTAGAACAGCCCGCTCTCGGTACGGACAGACTCGACCCCGTGCTCCTTGCAGTAGCCCAGAAGCGCGGACTTGATCTTGCCCATATCAGCTTTCAACTCATCATCACGCTTCTTAAAGTCGGCCAGAAGCGTAGCGTGAGCGGCTCGCATTTTTAAGTAGACGCGGACTAGCCGCTCTACTGCGACATCTTCAGACATGATACCTCTTCCTCTAGTTGTAGTAGCAGAATGTGTATTGTTCTACACTTCTGTCTTGTTGTCAAGCAGTTCTTTGTAGAGATCGACAACTTTTGTGTGGGCGTCTATTTTGTTGTCAAGCATTGTGTAAACGTATTTCTCCGCGTTCGATCCTTGGAGTCGAATCACGGTGCAGGGGTGATGTTGCCCAGCCCGATGCACTCGGGCGTTTGCTTGTGCATATGTCTCGGAGGAGGACGTGGGTCCCCACCAGATGACGGTATCAGCGGCGGTTAGTGTAACCCCGTGCGCCGCCGACTGCGGTTGGATAACCAGCACCCTCGGCTCGGGTGTGTCTTGGAACCGCTTAAAGATGTCAGTGCGCTGACTCGCAGACACGTCGCCATTTATCACCTCTGCTGTTATGCCGTCATCGTTAAGCTGACGGGTGATCATCTCGATCACGTTCTTGAATGGTACAAAGACTAGCACCTTCTGTGCGGCCTCATCAATCACCTCTTTCAACACTGCATAACGGTTTTTGATATCGAACTCGACCGTCTCCTTGCTGTCGGTGTACACCGCACCACAAGATATTTGCAGGAGCTTGCTCAGGTTAATCGCGGCATTGACCGCTGTGATGTCTTCCCCGGCAGCTTGGACTACGAACCGGCTCTTCATAGCCAAGTAATACTTCTTTTGCTGCTTGGTCAACTCGACCTTGCGATCCACGTACGTCATGGGCGGCAGGTCAAGGCACTCGTCTTTGGTGTATCGGATCGCCGGTTGCAGTGCGTTGAACACCGTGGTCGTTGCTGACGGCTTCGGTATCCATTTGAACTGGGTCAGCTTGTACATCACGGACTCTTTGTATCCGGTGAAGTACTTCGGCACGTTGTTGGGGTTGACCAGCTTAGCCAGCCCGTACGCATCGAGCGGGGACTGCGCCGCAGGTGTGCCGGTCAGCATCCAGAGCCACGTGTTAGGTTGCAACAACCCTTTTAATGTCTTCCACCGATTCGTCTGCACGTTCTTATAGGCGTTAGCTTCATCAACAACGATGAGATCAAATCCATTTTTAAGAATTTCATCTGCAACGACCTCGACTCCATCGTAGTTGATGATGACGAACTCGGTTGGACTCCTGATAATTTCTCTACGCTTGTCGGCTGAGCCGTACGCGATGTCGACCGACCGGTGCATAGCAAACTTGAACAGATCCGCTCGCCATGCCGAATCCATAATAGACAGGGGGCAGATCACCAAAACACGTTTGATCACCTTGGTCTTCATCAGGTAGTCCGCAGCCCATATCACACTGCCGGTCTTACCTGTGCCTTGCTCGTTTAAGCAGAACGCCCGCTTGTGCAAGGTAAGAAACGATGCCGTGGACTTCTGGTGTGCGAACGGTTTGTGTAGCCCGGGCCACTTGTAGTCCCGCAGGATGGGGCTTGGCACGTTTTTTATTTTGAGGTTTTTTAAGACTTGCGCCTCCTCTAATCCCCAATGCACTAATACCTTGTTGTTCTCGACTTCTTTGCTCTTGGGGATAACCGCCGTGACCTTCGCTGGATCACGCAGTGTAAGAACTAATACTTTGTTCTGAAAGATTTCCATGTGACCCTATAATGTTTTTACCCAAAGCAGAATAGCCTGAACAGGGTGTACCTGTTCAGGCTCTGCGCCGCTTCCCAATCGAGGTGAGGACTGTGGCGGCTGGTGCGGTTAAAGGGTTACTGACGTGCCCCGGGCAGCACACTCACACCTGACTACTGCCCTACTGGTTCCTAAAGCGACTGGAGAACAGCACGAAACCCAGTCGAATAGGCGCATTCATTCTATCAACTTTCGCCTTTTCGGTGACCGTTCCGACTGCGGTTTTTATGTGCCGACACGACACGCAACCCATCGGAATTTTTTCCGCCGTCCTTGAGCATCTTCACGTGGTCAACGTCTTTACCTTTGTGCGGAATGCCCTTCTTGTCCAGCTCGCGTCTGGCTCGTTGGCGCTCCAGCTTGGCGGGGATCTCGCCCCGCTTTAACTGCATCTCGTACTCGTGTTTATACGGGCGTGGAGTTTTGGTGTACGGCATCTTAATTTCTCCCGTTGTGGGAGCAAGTTACTACGGCACAGTGTTTTCGGCACAAGCCGCTGGGTTTGGGATTCCATGTGTCTGTGTCCACTGCAAACGCGAGGCGCTTGTTTCGGTCAGACCACTTAGTCCATAGCATATCTTGTTGCTCTGCGTTATATTGACTTTTCACAAGCGCATTTGCAATCACGAACAGCAGCCCCGCCTTGACCCTCGTGATCTCAGGAAAATGTTTGAACACACATAGCGACATCAACTCTAGCTGCTCGGGGTCCGCGTACTTCGATGACTTGCCCGTCTTGTAGTCCACCACCCGTGCCTCACCCTTCTCCCGGTCAATGATCAGCAGGTCGGCAATCCCCCGATACCACACGTCCGGTGCGTTAAACGCACACGGCTGAAGATCTTTTGTGATGCCCATCTCATACTCGCACAGGCGCTCACCGGGAATTTGCTTCAGGTTATCAAGTGTTTGCTTGGCAAACATAAAGTACGGCGGCAGCGACTCATCATCACGCACGTATTTTTCTGCGGCTTCGTGGAATCGGGAGCCGTACAGCAGCGCCTCCGTCTCAGGCTCGACCACATCCTTTACTATCTTTAGGTGATAGTACTTACGTGGACACTGCTCAAACAGCTTAATGCTGCTGTACGACCATTTCATTAACAATCACCGTATCTTTGACCAACACCTGACTCGCAGTTAACCGGCAACCCTACCGCCCACTTCGGCGTCCACCGCATACACTCTTCGACGTATGCTTGCGCCTCTTCGACCTGCTCCTCGCGCACCACGCACGCAATCGCGTCATGCACAGTTAGCACGACCCTATACTTCTGCCCGATGCGGAGCATTTGCTCACCAATAATACACCTTGCGATAGCTTGACAGACGTTCTCGATTACCTTGCCGCCATAAATTCTCGTGCGGCCCCGGCGTGTCTTGTACGTGAACTCCGGACCCTGCTCACCATCTGTTGACTGCAAGTCGTCGTAACGCATTAACAACCCACTGGGCAAACGAATCGCGGACTCGTTCGGCTCGACTGTCAGTACACCGGCTCGACCCAGCGTGCAGTCGTCGTTGCGTGATAAACATTCAATAACTCCTTTAGCTTGACGCCACAGGTTGACGATCTGCGGACTGCCGTGCCGATATGCGTCGATGATGCGCCGCGCCTCGTCCAGATCCACCGCGACACCGGCTTGCTTGAGTGCGGCTTGGAACTTGACCGCACCCATCCCGTACCCCGCACCGAGAATAGTCGTTTTACCGATGAACCGCTCCGGGGGCGTTATCTGATCTACTGGTTTGCCGTAAATCGTTGACGCCATCTTCTTGTAAACGTCTTCTCGATTGGCGAATGCCGTGACTAGATCATCCTGCTCGGCCAGCCATGCCAGCACCCGCGCTTCAATCTGAGCAGAGTCGGCATCGATAATCCGGTAACCTTTGGGGGCCATGATTGCCAGCTTGAGTTTGTTGGCGTTAGCCCCTCGGCTCGGCAGGTTCTGTAGGTTGATCTTGTCATCACCGCCAAACCGACCCGTGTGTGCCGCGTAGTAACGTATTGGTACAGGCATCTTGCCCCGCTTAGCAATACCGATCAGCCGCTCGGTGCGTGTCTCTTCAAGCGTTGACTTGTTACCAAGCCTTGCCGCCACAAGAATCTGCACGCGCTCATCCGGGTGCTCGGCCAGAGCTTTGAACTCCTCGTCGCTCTTAGCCATAGCCAGAGTTCTTTTACCAGTAGTCGCGCTGATCTTGGTCGGCGGCTCGACCCCAAAGTTATGTAGCAGCTCACCAAACTTCTGGTTACTCATCAGCTCGTCTCGGGTCACCCCGGCGTTCTCAAGCAGTCGGCGTTTGCGGTCCACCACCTCGATCAGATGCGCGTCTAGCAACTCCGTATCAAGCTCAAGCACCGGGACTATAAACATGCGCAGGGTCATGTCGATCAGGTGCAACTCTTTCTTGGGGAATCCCTTGACCATCTCAAGATAGAGCTTCTGCGTTAGCTCCACGTCGTTGATGCAGTAGTCACCATAACGTGATAGAGCGTGAGCATCGAAGTCCTGACGGCGTTTGCCCAGTGCGTTGATAACCTCAGTGCCTTTCGCCCCAAGCTCGTACCGTTGCACCAATGCGGAGAGTGACGCACCGACCTCGACCCCGTGCAGAGCACGCCCCATGCAGAGCGTGTCGAGCATGAACCTCGGCACAAGATCGAAGTGCCACGACAGGATCGCTCCGTCAAACATCATATTGTGTGCGAGCACGACCGAGTTGGGGATATCGAACTGAGCAAGCCACTCCTTGAGCAGCTCTTTCGGCCCACTCGCCCACTGCGTCTGTTGATCATTGACCTTGACTGCAACCCCGATGACTTCAAATCGTGGGTCGCGTATGTACTCCTCGGTCGTTATCTTAGACAGGCTGAAGTCTTTATCGTAATACGTTTCAAAGTCTATGGTTAACAGGTTCATTAATAGTTACCTTGAATCTCGTCGAGTTTAGCCAAGTAGTGCTTCGCTTTTTCCGCGTCATCATCTGCACCGAACTTCTTGCCTTGGCGCATTGCGTACTTGATGACGTTGCCTTTCAGGAACCCTACGAACTCCTCGTGCGTGAGCACCGCCTCCATAACTTCCCAAGGTGTGAGCGCCATATCTTTATAGTGACTGCCGCCGACCTGTACTTCATCTGCTCTCATGGTTAACACTCCTTGGCAAGTTTCTGAGGTAATACGCATACCCCGGCTCATTGTTCACGTAAAAATCTTCACTGTCCCTGACGCTGTAGGCAAACCGGTTGTCGACCTTGCGGCGGCTGAGCACCCCGGATTCAAACATCCTGATGAGGTTACTGTTAATCGTCTTTTTGTGTATCTGCGGGATGGCTACGTCACGCGCTTGCGTCTCTCCGTTCTCCACCAAGAACTCAACTATCTGAGTCCGCAATTCTGTTTCATTCATGTGTGTTGTCATGTGTTTTTCTCCTTTAACCTAGCCTCAAGCGCGGCTATCATGTCTATGACATACGGACGGTTCGCCAACGAAATTTCTTTTGCTTCTTCTTTAGTCAGCCCGACCCATTTTCGCTGTTGCAACGCCGCCAGTTCGTCCCGGACTTTGAGATACATGTCGCGGTAATGTTCAGAGCCATCCCGTTGTGGCGGGGCTGGATACAACGCGGTCCAATGCTCCGGGTGCTTTTTTAAGTCGGATGGGCGGTGAGCAACTACGTTGTCTTTGATGATCGTGTGCATCCATGCCACAGGCTTTTGCTTTGACGGCTCTCGCTGTTCGATGTATTGACGCAGCTCTTCAATCTCTTCTCGCAGCCGCCGTTCGATCATGCTGTACGAAATCATTCCCGTCTGATGATCTGGATGTTTATTGCACCGTTCCCAAAAATCTTTGATGTCTTCGTATTTCATGCAATCTTCTCCTTGAACCCACTTGGTGCTAACCGTTTATAGCAAGTCTCACACTTCCAGCGGAACCCATCACCCTTTGTTGTCGGGACTTTGTATACCGCTGGTCGTAGTCGGCACTGCTGGCAGTTTGGTGGCGTTGGTTTATTTTCGGGTAATGACATCAATTAGTTCTTGCATTTTGCCATTAAAAGAATCCATCAACTCGTATACCGCGCCACCGGCATCTGTTTTTTTAGATATATCCCTGACAAAACCAAACCCACCGTTAAGCAACTCTACTTGGTTTTTTTGGTTGTATTCTATGCACTGCAAAGAACAAGCAATAGAGTCTTCTTTTTCAGCAATTTTTTCTAAGTGGCCGTTTATACAATCAATATTGAGAGACATATCTTCTATCTCACTTGCAATATTCTCAAACACCGCCATAAAGCGTTCAAATTGTTCGTCAGTCATGTTACTTCCTTTCAGGGCAGTCTCGCCCTTCGTTGCAATTGTGGTTACAGCAATCGGCCTTAGCTGCTTCCCATCCCGCCGAGAACGCATCATGTATGTGTCCTTCCATCGGGTTATACCCACCCATCGGCATGTTCTTGCCGTGTTTTTCTTTCCACCACTTTCGCCATGCTTCACCCTTGGTCATCTGTACTCTCCGTATATTTAATCCACACATCTTTGGGCATCTCGATTGTCATCACACGATAGTTGCATAAAGAACATACCCTGCGCCGCTCGACCCAATCAAAATCTCTGGCGGGGTCTTTCCATTGCCGCGTATCTTTAGTGCGCAACGACCCCGTGCATTCAGGACACTTCATACCGCCACCCCTTTATAGTCGTGATACGTAATCCCCTGTTGCGGGATCTTGTGCTTGTTCACCAATGACGAACGCACTGTAACAACTTTGCCGCTCTTGAGCCTACGAACGTGACCGCGCCGCTCGTGTGGCGTCGGGCTTGCATGGGTCCCACCTTGCGGCGGTGCAGGTTCCCTACGATACGGCTTGATCTCTACGGTCGACCAGTTATAAGCACGGGGTTTGCCTTTAGCCATCTGCCGCATAGACGTGAACGTGGCTTTCGGTATGTGGGCTTTAATCTCGCCTGACCCATAAAGAACATTGAGAAGCCGATTCATATAAAAGAAATATCTTGACAACTCAAGATCTCTTTCTTCTCTGCGGTTCTCAAAACCTTTTCGCATTTCATAAAAAAAAGAAGATTTTTTATCCCCCCATATGCTGCCCACAGCAATAATTATTACCGCCGCTACAGGCGTCAATTCTTTTTGCCATACGGAATAAATTAGCTCGTCATTCTTCCGTTCAAGCGTGTACACAGCGGTGGTTTCTTTGAGGCGCACACCTTGTTTAAGCAACCTATCTTTAACTTCTTGTATCGGCTCGAATATATCTACTACTGCGATACGTTCAAACGGCATAGGAAAACTTGTAACGGTTACGTCCGGATGTGGGTACGTATGATCTCCAAGCGTAAGTAATTGCATGTATTGCGAAAACTCATGGCTTACAGTCTCCGTCAAATCAAACCATTTATATTTTGCGGAGTCGAACGGCGCATGAGACGCGACAAACTTGACTGTCGGAGTCATGCAAGCCACCCGCGCAGTTTGGCTTTGACCCGCCCCCACATGGTCGGGTTCGGCTCGGGCAGGGGCTTGGGCTTGACCACACGCTTGGCACGCGCCTTAACAGGTTCAGAGATCTCAGGCGGCACGGGCTTGATCACCTGCTTGTCACCTTTAGACGCCAGATACTCTTGCTCGTTTTTAAATATAGGGTCGTCCTTCAGGAAGGACGGAACAAACACTGGCTCTGCAACCTCAACCCGCTCCGCTACTGCGAGGGAAACTACTATCGGTGGGGCGTCAGCAGCCGGGACACCAACAGGCACGGCGTTCTTTTGCGCGTTGACCCAACCGACTGCACGTGCGCCAATCGGAAACGGATCTTTACCGTTCATCACAATCTTGTTATAGCGAGCGGTGAGGTTCCGCGCCTGCGTAGGCGTCATATCTTTCGCCATCCCTAAGAACCTACTGCGCTTGCCTTTCGTAAGCGGACTGACGTACTCGTAACGCCACGTCGAATGCACCCGGGCAGGATCCTTAAAGTGCGTATGCAGTAAAACAAGATTCTCGTTGATGCGCTCACTGCTACGGCCAACTCGGTTCTTGTGATAATCGATCTTAGACTTGTCCACTTCTGTCACCTCTGGTTCTGGTTTTGGTTCTGGTTTCGGCGTAGCGACAACGCCCGCCTCTTTTTCAAACGCCGTGCGATACAGCGCGTCGCTGATCTCGGCCTCACTTTGCGCAGACATCCTGAGCTTGTACGTAACTGTCATCACGTACTCCCGGGTCGAGCCGGTACGCCTAGCGATCTCGTTGATATCGATGCCTTGTGCAAACATCCTACGGATGCGTTCGGCCACAGAATTTTTATATGGCCTGTTCTTCCTTTTGATAGTCATTGCTTCGTCCTCTGGTTATAAGGCTTTATAACTAAACACAATCGAATCCAGCACCTCGCGCAGTGGCTCGATGCCATCCTCATTCACTACGAATGCTTCACCTCCTGCTTTCTCAATCTGCTCTAAGTTCTTTTCCTGCAATGCCGTGGGCCTGTTCGACCCTGCCTTGCACTCGATACCCACGAACCTACCCTGCAAGCACACCAGAAAATCTGGTGCACCCTGCCGACCGAACCCGCCTGTCACGGGCATAACGTAGTACGCGCCAAGCTCTTCAAGAACTTTGCGTACCTTGGCTTTCACTTTGGCTTCCGGAGTCATTGCCATCGTCTATCACCTCAAAGAAATTATCTTTTATCCGCTTGCCGATGCCGGGAATTGACTCCCCGTCGTTGAGCATCGACAGTGCCGCTATACGCTCTTGGACGTTTTGCGACAGCTCTTCAACCGGATGATACCGGTTGATAGTTATAAATGCAAGCGTCTCATCAAACGCTTGAACCCATGCTAAGCCGTCGCAAAACAGAGCAATCAATAACTTATTTTCATACATCCCGGCACTCGACCCAGAATGACTGCTCAGTCACACGGTAGCCGATGTTGTCCACGTATGCACCCGACTCGACCATAGACAGGGCGGCAAGTTTCCCTGCGAGATCGGCGTCAAGCTCCTCGACTGGCTTGGTCGCAAACAGCATCTTGTTGCGGTCGAAATCGTACGCATTGGTGTATGAGATGTCAGCCATCTGCTTGCCACTCTTGAGAATACGTATAGACACGAATGCCGCGAAGCCGTTGTACTTCTTTAGCCGGTTGTACTCGTCGATCAAATCCTGCACCCGATCTGCGAACGACTGAACCTCGGTAGACAGAAACTGCACGCCTTGCCTACGCAGGTTAGCAATCTCATGTGCGAGTGTCAGCCTATCGATGCGAGCCAGCCCCGCAATATCCGACTGCGCTTTATCCATCACGCGCTTGGACTTACTTGCGAAGTTATTAGACGACCGACCTGCAATGTCGACAAGGCTCCACGCACCGATGTACTTGTTAGCGTTCTTGATCGCACGCTTAACATCTGTAGACGCGAGGCGGTAGTAGCCCTTGTTGCCCGCGCTGAACCGGTCGTTCGCAATCTTGTGCGACTCGACACTAAACCCACCCTCATCCGGTTGATGGGCGATACGGCCCATGATGTACTCGCTGGCATCTGAATACACAAACACGTCGCTGTATACGTGACCGAGAAACTGGCCGCTCTCGTAAGTGCTCAGGGCGGTGTTGTTACCGTATGTGGCTAAGAACTTTACGTGCGGCGATACCTTGCGATACGCGGTGCAGAACACGTAAAGCTGTTCGGTAACGGGGAAGCCGTCGACCCAGTAGTGATGCGAAGCCTCAAGCGGTGGCCTGTAGCCGTACACGTGTTTTAGTTCATCTTTGACCGTAACGACCAGATGCGGTTTTCTTGGGAAGTCATTCATCTCACACCTCAAAAGTAAATTGGTTATGAATGTTCATAACCAGAAACAAAAACAAATCAATACATACGCTTGGCATACAGGTCTGCCGCTTTGTACATAGTCTTGAGATACAGGGCACGTACGTGGCGAGCTTGCGCAACCGTCTCGGGTAACTCAAGCACCGTTTTGTACGTGATATCCATAAGGATGTTGTCATCAGAAAAGTTGCTTGTGGGCACGCGCCGGTAAAGGTGCAGAGCCTTGGCAAACATCACCGCGAGATCAACTCTATTTAAGTGTTGAGTGTCTAGTATAACAGATCTAACTTTCTGTGTCAAATCATGTGAAAGGTTACCTAAATCTACGTAATAGTGTTTAGGGTTAGGGTGTTTACCCCATAGGCGTGGGGTGAAGTTAGCCACATGCCGATCAAATGCGCGTTCGGGTACATCACCAAGCACGGGTAGCACCACGCACATGTAATCGTAGAACTCGTTGATCGCTTGCTTGTACTGCTTGACAAGATCTTTATCCAGAACAGTGAGGCGCATTTCCACTGGTTTGCCCGCACGTCGCCACGCACCGCCCCGCGACGGAGAACTACTATCGGTGGCAATCAGCCGCTCGAACCAAAGACACGTCGGGTCAAAGTAATCGGCGGCGGCAAAGTACGGCTTGGGTCGAGGCAGGTAAAACTCTTTATCGTCGACCTCGATGAACGTGTCACCGCCGCTCCGCTTGGTCAGCCGCATGTCGGCGGGTAGCAGGTTGATCAGGAACTTCTCACGCGCTACGGGATTAACACCTTCTGGTGCGCTACGGATACGGATTAACTCGTGCACCCCGTCGCGTTGCCATAGGATCGGCGCGTTACGGAATGCCATCGTGTCGGGCGGGTACACGATAGCGGACGGGATCAGCCCGTCGAGCATGAGGTAGCGGTTCTCGTCGACACGGGCTATGCGATCCATAAACCTGTTACGGGGACCGACCGGTCGCACGTTCATCTCGGCAGTGTTGCGCCCACCGTTAAGTGGTCTGACGCGCTTGTACAGCGCGGCGGCTTGGTCAAACGAATTAATAGTCATCTCACACCTCTACAGTTTCTTGTTGCACTTCGATCAGATAACCCAATCGGCGAATGCCGTCGAGCGTTGCGCTCGTCAGGGTCGAGTGTCCTGCGATCTGCGCAAATATCTTGGCCTTGTCGCAGACCGGATACACGGTCTTGTTGCCATAGATATTGCGCACGCGTACTACGATCTTTAGATCCATCTCACACCTCAAAAGAAAAAACCGGATGCGGAATGCACCCGGTTATGAATGTTCATAACTAGCTCAGATCTCTACGTGCACAGTGGTCCCGTTCGGCGCAGTGCGTGACGCGTTGTCGATGATGCACCAGAGAACCGGCACGGTCCACGTACCCCAGTCGCTACCGAGGTAGCCGTCGGTCAGCACGATAACGGCTTGTGGTGAGATGCCTTGCCTAGACATGTAATCGGACACGCACGACACCCGAGTGCCACCGCCACCGACCGGCTTGGTCGAGTGAATGATGTTCGGGATCTGATCGTCGGCGTACACCTCATCACCGCATACCTCAGTGTCCCAGTACAGGATGCGCACGGCGGCGGGCTTGACCGACTCGCAGATACCTGCGATCTCACCCATGATCTGCGGCAACATCGATACAGTCGAACCGGACATATCGGCGGCAATCACCAGCTCGTCGACCTTCTCGCTGACGCCCGAGGGCAGATAGATACCTGCACCCCAATACCTGCGGTTTGGTCGTGCCCACGTCGAGTAGTCACTGCCCGTGCATGTCGTGGTAACAAACTCACGCAACACCTCGCGCCAGTCGACCTTGCTATCTAACACGTCATCGAGCATACGGTTACCGCCCGAGCCGGTCTTACCTGCAAGTAGCGCACCTTGCTGAGCGGCTTCCTGCACGGCACGCTCTAAGTTCTTTTTCTGCTCGTCGGTCAGCTTGCCCGCGCCTGCCCAATCGTGTTTATCCAACGGCTTGCCCGGACCCTGCCCGGGTTGCGGCTGACCTTGCCCCGGTTGTGGCTGACCCTGACCTTGCCCGGGTTGTGGCTGACCTTGCCCCTGACCTTGCCCGTTCTTGGGCTGACCCTGCTTCTGCTTGTACAAAGCTTTGAACACCTGCGGCACGGTCATGTTGCGGTACTGCTCGTCGTACAGACCACCCTTGGGCATGGTGATGAACCCGGGCTGAGTGCCCTTGTCATGGTCGACCAGTCGCATGTTGATAACGTAGTCGCACGCGGCGTTAGCGCAGTCAGCGTCGAGCTTCCACAGATCGGCGTAAGTAGTCAGGTGCAGGTAAAGAATGTGCCACGTCTCATGGCAGATGGTGAAGCGCAGGTCGGCATCACTGATGCCATCGATAAACTTGTCAGAGTACATAGCCGTGACACCGTTAGTCGCGGCGGTCTCGATACCGTCGGTCCCGTTCGGCACGACAGTGTGTTTAGCCATGAGCACCAGACCCGTGATAGGCGTGTAGTGCGGAGACCCAATTATTGCCCCGACAGCTTTGGTAAGACGCTGAGCGGCGGTGAGTTCGGCTTGTCTTGCGATCATCAACATGTGAACACCTCAAAAGATAGAGCCGGTTATGAACATTCATAACCGGCGGAAGAAAAGATTACTTGTCTGCACCGAATGCGAAGTTATTAGCGAGACACCACGCACGGGCTTTGGCGTTGTTCAACACCACCGTGCGCTTGGCGTAGTCCTCGCGCTTGCACTGCATCATGAATAAGAGCTGAGCTTCCATGTCGAGCCGGGACATGTAGTCCATCCACTGATCAACCCACTCGCGCGAGATGGTTGCGAGCGTGCGATGCACGACCATGCACGTAGCCGCATCGGTCGACGGGACCTTAGCCGTGAACGGGTCGGTCTTGATCGAGTCGGGCGTGGGCATATCCTGCGCAGTGTCGTAAAAGGTAACAAGTTCACCAGCGGCTTTCGGTCCGATACAGCCGATGAGCGCGGCCATGAGCATGCGGCGGGGCTTGCCCGTATACAGCCAGCGCGAAGCGGCTTCGAGTGAGCGCAGGGTAACGAATGACACGCGGGACTTGTCGCCCGGGTGCATGATGTACTGATTGTCGGCAGGGTTCTGCACGTCCTCGAATGACGCAAACCATTCCGGTTTTTCGTTGACGCACGCAATCATCGCAGGGTGAATGCCCGCGTTGTACGCATACTCGGTGATCCACTCGGTGTTGATTGCACCGCGCATACGGGTGATCGTGATGCGGTTACGGTGATGACCCAATAACAAGTCACCGAGACCCTCGGACCCGAGATTAGTCGTCGCGAACACCATCGAGTCAGGGTGCAGGGTGTACGACCCAAGCTTGCGCTCCAACAGCAGACGCATCATGCCGTTCTTGACGGCAGGATTAGCTTTACCGAATTCATCCACCATCAAAATCAGCGGCTTGTTGAGGTGGATACCCAACTCTTCGTTAGGCACGTAACGCACGCAAGTAGAGTCACCGTCGAGAGTGTGCAACTGAGGGATAGTGATATCCCCGAGGTCCTTGGTCGTACAGTCGAAGTAGCACGCGGTATGCGTCGGGTGACGCTTGGCGAGCATCTTCAGGATTGAACTCTTGCCGATACCCATGCGACCTTGGATGAGCATCGTGTTCTCGCGGCACGACTCGATCATCTCGGCGCACTCGTTGATGGACAGATCGTAGAGAGAGTTAGTAGCGGAAGCAGACATGGAACACCTCAAAAGAAAAGATAGAAACAAAAGGGATCGGGTTATGAATGTTCATAACCCGGAGAGAACAAACTAACAACAGAACACACAGTATATCAAAGAACAACAACAAAACCTAATAAAGCTACCAGCTTAAAGAAGAGAGAATCGCGTCGACCTTCTGCTTAGTGTCACGGCGCAAGTGGTCGTCCTCACGCAGTGCATCAGGGGACACGCCGTCGAGCGCGGCTTCGAGACCGTCACGCATGGACGCCATACGGTGGTCGCCTTCGACGTTGAATGCGTCGAGCAGTTCGAGCAGGTCGCGCAAGTTATAGACCAAGCTGTCGCGGAACACCTTTTTATCTTTAGCGTCACCGCCCACGTAGTCGAGCCGCTCGCTCATCTTGGACATGGCGTCGTACGTGCGTTGCCACACCTCGCGCATCGTCGCGTCGAGACGTGAGTTGTACGTATTGGCGAAGCTCTCAGCAAGAATCCTGTTGTGCTCGTTCACCATGTCGAGTTGCCAGTGCCCTGCAACGGGCATCGGCTGTTGTGAGTGACCGAATGCGAACTTACTGCGCAAGGTGTCGACCGACGGATAGTCGGAGTCACGGTACAGGGAACCCAGCTTGGCACGGGCTTCGGTCTGCGCCCATGAGTACGCGGACAGGAACGCTTCTTTGAGCGTGTCGAATTCGATATGGTGACCGGTGATGCCTTCGTAGTAGATCGGGAACCGAGCAGTCGGAAGCGCACGCTGACCGAGGTCGCCCCAAAGGCTTGTCTGCTCGTAGTGCCAGTTGCGCACGTTCGCGGCGTGCTTCTGGATTGCAACCAGTTCGGCGCAGTCACCGAGCAACTTCTTATGGAATGCACCGACGTTGGCGTCGGCGTTGTTGGCAACGGTCACCTCGCGGGTTGCCTGTTTGTCGAGCTTGCGACCGGTCCACACCGAGATGTTGAGTTCGGCGATCACCAGCGATTGGTGAAACACGTTATGCGCGGCTTCTTGGTTAGCCGTGAGTGATGCAGAGATGGGGGCGATAGACATGTGAGCAAACATAGTGAACCTCAAAAAGTAGAAAGAAAAAGAAACGAGTTATGAACAGAGCGACCGGTTCATAACCGGTCAGTAGTACATGCGCTGGATGCGCAGGATGGTCAGGAGTCGGTCTCGAAAGCTCGGCTTGTATTTGCGAAGTAAACTTGACTGCAACCGTTCCATATCCCACGACACAACCCTGCATGAAGCAGGGCATGGCCGTATGTAACGAATGCCGATCAGGGTCGGACCCCAATCTTTTTGGACGACAGTCGTGCCGTCGTCGCGCTTGATCAGTGGCATAAATGCACCTCCTGAAAGGAACCGACAGAGCCGGTCCCGGGTTCCAGTTATGAATGTTCATAACCGTCTGATAGATAAACACAGAACACTACTTAATTAACCACCAGAACACACAGTATAACACCATATGGGGGGTTTGTCAAGTTATTCTGTAGGGGTGTTCGGTCTACGGAATGTTCGAGTGTTCGGGATTGATAGTGTTCTAGTGTTCGGAGTGTACGTAAAAGTACCGTTCTTTTGCTTTTTTTACGGATACCGCTTTCGGACGTAGGAACGATGTAGGTGAAAACGCGTTTTTGCAGACCGTATACGGGTCGTCAATACGGCAGTGTGTCCAATGTAGCCAATGTTCGGGGGCTAAAATCGCTGTAGGAAAGAAAAATCACGTGGCTAACATAATATGGTGTGTTTGAAAAGTGATTTTCTGGCTATCCACCCTTTTTTTGACCGAACATTGGCTACACATACTTCTAGATACTTTTAGATACCTTTTACTCTTATTTGATACATAGATTTAGATACTTTTAGATAGCCCTTGCATTGTGCTGATACCCGTTGCAATCGTTTGCTTCCGTACCTTTTGTTCCTGCATGTTGGCTACATGGCCGAACAGTAAACACACCAAAACAGCAGGATTCTGTGTTTGGACAGAACGGTCGATTTACCGTACGACCGAACAATGGAACAACCGAACAATCGAACAGTCAAACCCGCCCCGCCGCTCATGGAAACTACTATCTTTTTGGGTTATGAACAGCCCGACCCGTTCATAACCAGCCACGCCGCGCCACTCTGGCCGGTGCAAAACACGTCCTCGTGCGACCCGCCACGCCACTCACTGGAACTACTATCAAATGCCCGGGCCAAAAACGCGGGCACAAAAAAACCCCGCAGACCGAAATCTGCGGGGCTGAGCGGAGCGGGTTGGTTAGTTGGGTTCGATGCCAAGAGGGGACGGGACCGAATATTCGACCCAGAGCGGCATGCCGGTATCGTGATCGATATCGTCGGAGTGTTCGACCCAGAATGCTACGTCATTCGCGACTAGCGTATTGATCCAATCCGTCATGCGCCTACGGCTCTGAGGTTCGCGAAACTCGAAACTCTGTACCATAACTTGCCCAAAAAACCGATGAGAAACGAAAGTGTATTTTTTCATGGTGCATCCGGCCCCCGGTTTCCCGGGGTCCGTCCTATGGTTGGTTATACAGCGTTAGGGAAACGGCCGAGGATGGCCTCGATATCCTGCTTGGCCTTGACCAAATCAACGGCCGTCCCATCCTCCTGAACAACTCCGGTCATGTTGCTGACATATCGGGCCGCATCCGTGAGGGCCTTCCGAAACTGCTTGAGGGCCTTGGCCTCGGCCTCGGCCTTGGCGGCGGCGGCCTTCTCGGCCTTGATCTCGGCCTCAGTCTTTACGACTGCGGTCCCGGCCGCGATTGCCGCCTCAAGTTCGGCCTTGGCAAGGGCCTCGGCCTTGGCCTCGGCCTCAGCCGTTTCGAGGGCCGCTAAGTACTTTTCGATCAGCCGAAAATTACCCCCGAACGAACCCCGTATGACCTTGACGCGTTTTTTCTGGTCGTCGGTCAAGGTTGCCGGATCGGCCTTGAGGTGCGCACGCTCGGCCTCATTGGGCCACGATTCGACCATACCGTCGCGCAACGTATCCCGATTGGCCTTGCCAACCAGTGACTGGTCAATGTGCGCGACACGCCAACTAGCCTCATAGAGCACCTTAGTCAGCGACTGCCACTTACCCTGTGCGGCCTCCTCGGCCTTGGCCTTGGCATCCTCCTTGCGCAACGCCTCGCCCATGATCTTGTGGAAACCAGTCGGGAGGGCCTTGGCCATCGCGGCCGTATGGTTGGTCGCGATGGCCTGTTGAGTCATCTGCTCAATTGCGTTCATCTCACTTACCTCACGTGAGGCCGGTATCGACTGACACCACAAAACCCCACAACCAAATAATACCCCAACTATCAATCAGTGTCAACACGTGTCAAAACAAACCAACCAGTGACACGTTCGGGGGCCGGTTATGAACGATTCGGGCCTTTCATAACTGAATGCGGCCTCCCATAATCCCGGGTTTTTTGTGTGGATAGCTTGTGGATAACCCGATTTTCGGGGCCGATTGTGGGTTGGGGGTTGTGGATAACCCTGTGGATAACTAAACCCGAAAACGCCTAGAATCGACGATCGGGAGCCGGTCAATACCTGAGCACGTGTTTACACGTGAGGCGCATAGGGGCCGTTTTAGAGGGGTTTTCAGAGGATAGGGTTTACCCTAATTTGAGGTTGGTTGGCCCCGGGCCTTGGCCCCTGAAATGTCGGGGGACCATGCTACATTATAGAACGATTATTAGGGGCCAACCAGCCTTGGATCGTTACAGCGTATGGTACGACCAGCCAGCCTTGGATCGTTACAGCGTATGGTACGACCAGCGGCCCGAGCGATTCCGCGCCCCAGCGACCCCACCGCACCCCCGCCCCCCACTTGGGCTGATGGGTCCCATGCGCTCTCTTACTTGCTATTCCGCTCAAATGATCTCCTATTTTTTCATTTTGGCTACATTAGACCCCCACCCCCCTCAATATAGGAAAGGCCCCCCCTTATGTTTTGGTTCCATACCCCTTGCAATTTTTATTTTTTATATGGTATGGTGCATTCCTTCGGTGCTTCACGCATCTGCGACCACACAATATGACTCTGCTTTGCACACCAGACGTGGGCGTGCCGTTGCCGCCCGACAATATCTCTTATGCAGAGTTGCGCGAACGCGCCGCTGCCGCTTGCAAAACCCTTGAGCATTTGGCTGTAAATGGTTTACCGCCCGAAGCATTCGACGAAACGCCATCCGATGCCGATACGGTTGCGAATCTTATTGATTCGTTTGCGGAAGATGAGGTCAAGACCAATAAAAGTCTCGACACGCAGAAGTTTTCAGCGATATCCCCTGCGGCGGTATTCCAAGTTAACGAACTTCTTACCGAGTTTGGCCGTGCGGTTGTTAAAAATGCGGTACAAGTCCGGCATTTAGTCACTAACAAACTGCTGCTAGAGACAGAAAACCCCGATGCAAGGGTGCGAATTCGTGCTTTAGAGCTTTTGGGTAAGATGTCTGACGTAGGTTTGTTCACCGAACGCTCAGAAGTAGTCGTTACGCACCGCTCTACAGACGATCTGAAGCTCAGCCTTAGAGAAAAACTGCAAAAATTGCGCTCAAAAGTCGCAAAAGAAGAGGCTTCTGATGCAATTATTGACATGGAAGCCGTTGCACCCCTGCAAAACATAGATGTTGATGCGGAATTAGGCGCATGACCTCGCTTGCGCTCGATGATATGACCGATGCAGACATTGAACTGCTATTAGAGAACATCGATCAGCTTGATGAGTACGAGCAACAAGAGGTTTATGAGATTGCAGAGACTCTGGAGCGCCGTCGCCACGCTCAGGCGTGCAGTGATGACCTGATTGAGTTCTGCAAACACATGCAATCCGACTATAAGGTCGGGAAACACCACCGGATTTTGGCAAACCTGCTGATGCAGATTGCTGAAGGTAAAGAAGATAGGATTTGCGTCAACATGCCCCCTCGGCATGGCAAATCTCAACTGGTTAGTATTTACTTCCCGGCGTGGTTTATAGGAAAGTACCCCACTAAGAAAGTTCTTATGGTGTCACACACCACAGATCTAGCTGTGGACTTCGGTAGGAAGGTGCGAAACCTCATCGACACGGACTTGTACCGGCAGATCTTTACGACTGTGAACCTTGCGTCTGACTCAAAGTCGGCGGGTCGGTGGAATACGAACGTAGGTGGTGAGTATTTTGCGTGTGGCGTGGGATCTGCACTTGCCGGTCGTGGTGCTGACTTGTTATTAGTAGACGATCCGCACAACGAGCAGGACATCATCAACGGAAACCTTGATGTGTTCGACAAGGCGTATGAGTGGTTCACGTTCGGTGCCCGGACCCGGTTGATGCCGGGTGGGCGCATCGCAGTTGTTCAGACTCGCTGGCACTTGGATGACCTGACCGGACGTTTGCTTAAAGATATGGCAAACAACGAGGGTGCGGACAAGTACGAGATTGTCGAGTTCCCGGCCATTCTGGATATTGAGAAGGACGACACCGTAATTCAGAAGCCGCTCTGGCCTGAGTTCTTTGACATGCCAGCGTTGCTGCGCACCAAGGCTTCGATGCCGGTGTTTCAATGGAACGCCCAGTATCAGCAGAATCCGACCGCAGAAGAAGCTGCGGTTGTAAAGAGAGAATGGTGGAACACGTGGACACGTGAAAAGCCACCCTCTTGTGAGTATCTCATAATGTCTTTAGACGCTGCGGCAGAGACACACAACCGTGCCGACTTTACGGCAATAACGGTTTGGGGTGTGTTCTACAACGAGGACAAGAATGAGAACAACATCATCTTGCTCAACGCCATTAAGAAGCGCGTGGAGTTCCCAGAGCTAAAGACATTAGCTATGCGGGAGTACAAGGAGTGGAACCCGGACGCGTTTATTGTAGAAAAGAAGTCCGCTGGTACGCAGTTATATCAGGAGCTGCGACGCATGGGCATGATTGTGCAGGAGTACACACCGCACAGGGGCACCGGGGACAAGATGGCTAGGCTTAACTCGGTTGCCGATATTGTCCAGTCGGGGCTAGTGTGGGTGCCGGAGACGCGTTGGGCGGAAGAAGTCGTAGAAGAGATTGCAGGATTTCCGTTTGTCAGCCACGATGACTTGGTTGACTCGACTGTGATGGCACTCATGCGGTTCAGACAGGGCGGCTTCTTGCGATTGCCAACTGATGCGCCAGACGAAGTGCAGTACTTTAGGTCACGCCAGAACTCTGCGTACTACTAATAGTTTATAGGTTAAAAAATGGCTACGAATTTTGACAAGTCGCTCTATACGAATGATCCGCTTAACATGAGCGCTCCAGAAGAAGACACAATTGAGATACAGATTGAGGACGAGTTGCCTGATGGCGGGTCAGCAGGTGACGTGACCATCGTTCTGGAAGAAGAACTTACGGTTGATGACGACTTTAATGCCAACCTCGCCGAAGATATGGACGAGTCGGAGTTGGCGTCCCTTGCAGATGATCTGGACGAGTTAGTAACGGCAGACATTAATAGTCGCAAAGACTGGGCCGATACATACGTCAAGGGCTTGGAAGTGCTGGGGCTGAAGTACGAGCAGCGCACCGAGCCGTGGGACGGTGCGTGCGGCGTGTTCTCTACCGTGCTGACCGAGGCGGCTATCCGGTTCCAAGCCGAGACAATTATGGAGACATTCCCCGCTGCGGGGCCTGTCAAGACCCAGATTGTCGGTGCGTTAAACAAGATGAAGGAGGAGGCTGCGGAGCGTGTCAAGAATGACATGAACTACCAGCTTACCGAGCGTATGTCTGAGTATCGTTCAGAGCATGAACGGATGCTGTTTAGTCTCGGGCTTGCCGGTTCAGCATTTAAGAAGGTGTACTACGACCCAGCTCTGGGGCGTCAGGTGTCTATGTATGAGGCAGCAGAAAATGTTGTCATGCCATACGGCGCATCGAACATCTACACCGCCGAGCGCGTTACGCACATGATGCGTAAAACTAAAAACGATATCAGGAAGCTCCAAGTAGCGGGGTTCTACCGAGATATTGAGATGGACGATCCGGTCAACATGCCGACCGACATCGAGAAAAAGAAAGCTGAAGAGCAAGGGTATTCGATAACGGACGATGACCGGTATCAGGTGTGTGAGGTGCACATCGACTACAACCTGCCGGGATACGAGGACCCTGATGAGATTGCCCTGCCATACGTGATCACATACGAGCGCGGGACTCAGACAATTCTGGCTATCCGCAGAAATTGGAACCCGGACGACGAGCGCAAACTCAAGCGCCAGCACTTCGTGCAGTACAACTACATCCCCGGTTTTGGGGTGTACGGTATGGGGCTGATTCACATTATCGGCGGATACGCACGCGCAGGAACATCTTTAATCAGACAGCTTGTCGACGCTGGCACGCTGTCTAACCTGCCGGGGGGCTTAAAAACCCGTGGGTTGCGGGTTAAAGGTGACGACACGCCGATTGCTCCGGGCGAGTTCAGGGACGTGGACATCCCGAGCGGTGCGTTGCGCGACAACGTGATGCCGTTGCCGTACAAGGAGCCGAGTCAGGTTCTGGCTGGGTTGCTCGATAAGATTACGGAAGAAGGTCGCAGGCTTGGTGCGATATCAGATATGAACATATCTGACATGAGTGCTAACGCGCCGGTTGGGACTACGCTGGCTCTGCTTGAGCGCACGCTCAAAACGATGTCTGCCGTGCAAGCACGGGTGCACTACTCGATGAAGGAGGAGTTCAAGCTCCTGCGCGACATCATCCGTGACTATACGCCTACGGAGTATGGCTACGAGCCGGACTTCACCAAGGACCGCCAGATCAAGCAGTCCGACTACGACATGGTGGAGGTCATCCCGGTCAGCGACCCTAACAGCAGCACGATGGCGCAGCGCATCATGCAGTACCAAGCTGTTATGCAGTTAGCGAGTTCTGCTCCGCAGATCTATGACCTGCCACAACTGCACCGTCAGATGATCGAGGTGCTGGGCATCAAGAACGCAGACAAGCTGGTCCCAGTCGAGGATGACGAGAAGCCACGTGATCCGATCAGCGAGAACATGGCAATTATTAAGGGTAAACCCGTAAAAGCGTTTATCTATCAGGACCACGACGCGCATATTGCGACGCACAACGCGTTTATGCGAGACCCGATGATTGCGCAGCAGATGGGCCAGAACCCACAGGCTCAGATGTTAATGGCTGCTGCTCAGGCACATATCGCCGAACACTTAGGCTTCTCGTACCGCAGACAGATCGAAGAACGGATGGGCGTGTCGATGCCTGAACCCGATGCAGATCTGCCGCCGGATATGGAGGTGCAGTTGTCGCGGTTGGTTGCTCAGGCCAGCCAGCAGTTGCTCCAGATTCACCAAGGTCAAGCAGCACAACAACAGGCGCAACAAGTGGCACAAGATCCTCTCATCCAGATGCAGCAGCAAGAGTTGCAGCTCAAGCAGCAGGAAGTTCAGATTAAAGCGCAGAAAAACCAGAGCGAGGCTCAGATCGCTGAGCAGAAGCTCCAGCTTGAGCGCGACCGGATTGGGGTCGACGCGCATATCCGCGCTGCGCAGATTGCACAGACACGCAACAACCCGAGAGGTGGATAAATGGATGAACGCTTGTTGAACTATTTAAAAGAACGCAACCAAAGCAGACGGCAGTCCATAACGGACTTCCTCACTGACGGAGGCGCTAAAGACACTGCTGAGTACCGAGAAGCGGTTGGAGTTATTAAAGGTCTACTCCAAGCGCAACGAGACCTAGAAGACCTTTTTGAACGCATGAAGGAACACGATGAATGACGCCGTAGATCTGTCGCTTGTAATGAACAAAAGCGAAGAAGAAAAAGCCAGACAACTTCCAATCCCCAAGGGTTACAAGATTCTTGTCACCTTGCCGGATATTGAGGAAGAGTATGAGAACGGGATTCTCAAAGCCAATACAACTGTGCACTACGAACAGCTTCTATCTAATGTGCTGTTTGTGGTTGAGCTGGGCGATATGGCATACACGGATAAGCTCCGGTTTCCTACGGGTCCGTGGTGTAAGAAAGGCGACTTCATCATGTGCCGTGCAAACACTGGTACGCGGTTCAAGATCCACGGGCGTGAGTTCCGCCTAATTAACGACGACTCTATTGAGGCGGTTGTTGAAGATCCACGCGGCGTTGGTCGCGTAAATTAAGGGGGCGCTATGAGCGAGTTTAAATTTCCAGATGAAGCAGAAGCCTCCGCTAAAGAAGACGAGTTTGCGTTTGAGGTCGAAGCTGATGACGACGACGTAAAAGTCGAAGTCGTTGATGATACGCCGGAAGAAGACCGTGATCGCAAGCCGATGGCTGAACAGCCTGACGATGTGACCGAGGAAGAGCTTTCCAAGTATAAAGATGTCAAGCTGCGTGATCGGATTGCACATCTTAGCAAGGCTAGGCACGAGGAACGGCGAGCTAAAGAACGCGCTGAGCGCGAGCTTCAGGAAGCTGTGTCTATTGCACAGCGAGTACTTGCTGAGAACGAGTCGTTAAAAAACAACGCGGGTAATAGCCAGAAGGTGATTCTGGATCAAGCCGCTACTGTAGCGTCCCGCGAGATGGCGGAAGCTAAACGTGCGTACAAAGAAGCCTATGAAGCCGGTGATTCGGAAGCATTGGTGAACGCACAGGAAGCTATTACATCAGCAAAGCTAAAGGCTGATCGGATTGAGATCGCAAAACAAAGAGCTTTACAGGAAGTAAAAACTCCTGTACAAAATGTACCTACACCTCCACCCCCTGCGAGAGAGGTGCCGGTTGATGAGAAAGCCGTTCGGTGGAAAGACCGTAATAGCTGGTTCAACAAAGACCGGGAGATGACAGGCTTCGCTCTCGCAGTGCACGAGAAGCTTGTTGACGAGGAAGGGATTGATCCTCGATCTGACGCTTACTACGAGCGCATTGACGCCCGTATGCGTGAGAAATTTCCAGAGAAGTTTTCAAGCAACCCTAAGCGTTCTAATGTAGTGGCACCGGCAACCCGAAGTACTGCGCCTAAAAAGATCGTACTAAAGCAAAGTCAGGTATCGCTTGCTAAACGCCTCGGAATCCCGCTTGACCTTTATGCCAAGCAAGTTGCATTGGAAATGAGAAAGGAACGTGAAAATGGCTGAGAACAAATTGACCACCCAACTTCGTGAAGACCGTGACCTTGCTTCCCGCGTAGCTGCGGAGCGACCAAAGCAATGGGCACCGCCAACACTGCTACCCGACCCCAAACCGCAAGACGGCTGGGCTTATCGGTGGGTCCGCATTTCGACTCTTGGTCAGAACGACCCTACTAATATCTCCGCAAAGCTCCGCGAAGGATGGGAGCCGGTGCGAGCGGCGGATCACCCCGAAGTCCATGTCTACAGCGATGCAGATGCCCGCTTTAAAGACAACATTGTGATCGGTGGGTTGATGCTCTGCAAAACACCAGTCGAGTTTACTCAACAGCGGGATGCTTACTATCAGAAGCAGACCGATGGTCAGATGAATTCGATTGATAGTCACTTCATGCGCGAAAACAATCCGAAGATGCCTCTCTTTAAAGAGCGGCGGACTGAGGTGAGTTTTGGTAAAGGTAATTAATTTTTAGGAGCTTTAAATGGCTTACCCGACCATTAACGGCCCTTACGGGCTAGTGCCGGTCAATCTGATGGGCGGTATTCCGTTCGCAGGTTCGACTCGGATGATTCCGATTGCACAAAACTACGCGACAAACATCTTCAACGGCGACGTTGTTGGTCTGTCTGGTGGTAACGCAGTCATCACCCCTTACAACGCCAATAGCTCGTCTGCTGCCGCAGCGGGTAACATCGTTGGCGTGTTCTTGGGCACCCAGTACCCCGGTACTAGCCCTATCTTTGGTAACCTGCAAGCGCAGTACTACGCGGCTAGTAACAACCAGCCCGGAATGATTGCGTATGTGATGGACAACCCCACCGCGCTGTTTAAGGCATGTGTTGTTACTCAGGCTCAAGGCTCGGCTAACACGCAAGCTAACACCGGCACGACGGTTGGTTACATGTCGCCTCGCTTCGTTGGAACGAACGCCTTCCTCGTCGCCGGTAACTCCGGTAGCACGACGACTGGCAACTCGGCAATGGGCGTGTCCGGTGGTAACCCCACTGTGTCTAGCTCTGTTGCAGGTAACATTGTTCAAACGGTTGGCACTGGCTCGGCAACTTCGCCTTGCTTGCGCGTTGTTCAATTGGTTCAGGAAACAGCCGTTACGGTTGCAACCACCCTGTCGAGCAGCCCATCGAACGCAACCACTTTCACCGTTGCTTCTACTACCGGTATCCAGCCCGGTATGGCAGTTGTGATTGGTGGAACCGTTTACTCGGGTTCAAGCACCGCACCGTTCCCAACGCTTTCAACCTTGGTTGTTACCGGCGTTGTGACCAGCACTTCGACGATTACCGTTAGTTCGGCAGTGACCGCCACCTCTGGCGCATCTGTTTCGTTCGTCGGTTTCCCAGAAGTGATCGTTGGCTGGAACTTCGGTTACCACAGCTATCTGCTCGCCGCTGGCGTCTAAGGAGTAATTCATGGCTATTTCACGCGCCCAACTACTTAAAGAACTGCTTCCGGGCCTCAACGCCCTGTTCGGTCTTGAGTATGCTCGCTATGGCGAGGAACACAAAGAGATCTACGACACCGAGACCTCTGAGCGTTCTTTTGAAGAAGAGACCAAGCTTTCGGGCTTTGGTGCTGCGCCGGTTAAGAACGAAGGTCAGGCTATCTCGTACGACAACGCACAAGAAGCATGGACCGCACGTTACAACCACGAAACCATTGCGATGGGCTTCTCGGTTACCGAAGAAGCAATGGAAGACAACCTGTATGACAGCTTGTCCAGCCGTTACACCAAAGCATTGGCTCGCGCAATGTCGTACACCAAGCAGGTCAAAGCCGCTAACATTCTGAACAACGGGTTCAACTCCGCGTTCAAGTATGGCGACAATCAGCCCCTGTTTAGCACGGCTCACCCGCTGGTCTCTGGTGGCACTAACAGCAACACCCCTTCGACCGCTGTCGATCTTAACGAAACCGCTCTTGAAAACGCTGTGATTCAGATCGCTGCGTGGACGGACGAGCGTGGTCTGCTGATTGCCGCTAAGCCGAAGAAGCTGGTTATCCCACCTGCTCTGATGTTCGTTGCGACCCGTCTGTTGGAAACCAGCCTCCGCGTTGGCACCACCGACAACGATATCAACGCACTGAAGAACAACGGTTCGATCCCCGAGGGTTACACCGTTAACCACTTCTTGACCGACACGAACGCATGGTTCCTGACGACCGACGTTCCTAACGGCCTGAAGCACTTCGTGCGCGTGCCGCTGTCCACCTCGATGGACGGTGACTTTGATACCGGCAACGTGCGGTACAAGGCTCGTGAGCGTTATTCGTTCGGCGTGTCTGATCCGCTCGGCATGTACGGTTCGCCCGGTTCGAGCTAATCAATCTGGCCTTTGGCCGATTGGAAGGGCCTCTTCGGAGGCCCTTTTTATTTGCTTTGCTTTTTTGTTTTACTGTGATATAAAGGCGCATACCTAGACCACCCGACTTGCTGACTGACTAGGCAGACTCTCCTCAAGAGACAGCAGGTTTTGATTTGAGGATTTTATTATGGCTAACAGTACATTTAGCGGCCCAGTACGTTCGCAAAACGGTTTTCAAACCGTTTCTATTGATCCAACTACTGGCGCGGTTACCACCACATCCACTCTCGGCGTTACTACCAGCGTCACAAATCTGACGGCTACCAATCTGGTTTTCACTGACCTGAATCACCCCACGACTGCCGCGATCAACGCAACAGCCACAGCCACCGCAGCAGAAGTTGCGACCGGCTACATCACTTCTACTTCTGCCGCCGCCACAACCATTACGTTGCCTACTGGCACTCTTCTTGGCGCACAGCTAGGGGCGACTGCTGGAACGGTTCTTGATCTGTATATTGATAACACTGCCGGGGCAAACACGGTGACGATTGCCGTGGCTACTAACGGTATTCTTTCAGCCGCTGCCGCTGCTGGTTCTGGAGCCGGTGCTGGTCTTTTGACTGTACCGTCCGGCGTTACAGGTCTGGCATGTTTCAGAATTATGTTCTCTAGCGCCACAGCATACGCTTTCACACGTACTGCTTAACAGGATAGGGGGCTGCGATGCAGCAAACTGATGTAAAGGCGTCACATGTCGAAGCTACGGGAACAATGGTTTCCTCGCGGACACGTGTCAAAGGGTATCAGTGTTTGTCCGGTGGAACCGCTGGAGATATTATTTTGCGTGATGGTGGCTCTAGTGGCCCTATTCGTTTGCAGTTTAATATCCCAGCAAACACCAACAACCCGTTTGCAAACATTATTCCCGGCGAAGGGATTTTGTTCTACACGGATGTGCATGTAACTTTGCCAACCTCGGCCAAGATTACGGTGTTTTATGGCTAAGTCCCCGGCGTGGCAACGCAAAGAAGGTAAGTCCGAGAGTGGCGGTTTGAACGCCAAAGGAAGGGCTTCTTATAATGCGGCCAATCCGGGTAAGCCCGGACTCAAGCCACCACAACCGGAAGGCGGGTCTCGCCGTGACTCATTTTGTGCCCGCATGGAAGGCATGAAGAAGAAACTCACTAGCGCCAAGACGGCTAAAGATCCTGATAGCCGCATCAATAAATCTTTACGCGCGTGGAAGTGTTGAGATGGCAAAGAAAGAAACTCCAAAAGAGCGCCCAGCAGAGTATCTAACTGTTGAGCAATTGGTGGAAAGATTGGCTCCGCCAAAAATGCCGCCAAAACCGGCCCCAACTCCAACGCCAACTCCCGATGCTGTGCCTAAAGAACCTACTGGCATGGCTAAAGGTGGTTCTGTAAGCTCCGCATCCAAACGTGCTGATGGTTGTGCCCAACGTGGCAAGACTAAAGGTAAGATGCGGTAATGGAAGGTCAGGTCTGGAACATCATCTTGACCATTGCGGTCAGTGCAGTTGGATTTATCGTGAAGAATTCGTTTGACGAGATTAAGCGTATTCAGATTTTGCTCAACAGGACTCGGGAAGAACTGCCAAAAGAGTACGTGACTAGGGCACAGTTGGATGCGGATATCAACCGCATCTTTGACAGGCTTGACCGTCTTGAGGTTAAACTCGACAAGCTGATGGAAAGACATGCCTAGTACATCAAAGAAGCAACACAATTTTATGGAGGCTGTAGCCCACAGCCCCGCCTTTGCCAAGAAGGCCGGTGTCCCTCAGTCCGTGGGCAAGGACTTCTCAGCGGCTGACAAGGGTCGTAAATTTTCTAAAGGTGGTGAAATGGCTTCAAAAATGAATCCCGGTTTTATGGCGATGATGGCTAAAAAGAAGGCCGCACAAGAAGGCTCAAAAGCTGACAAAGCCGCTGACAAAAAACAAATGATGGGTATGAAGAAAGGTGGTGGTGTTGACGGTGCTGCTAAAAAAGGCAAAACCAAAGGCACTATGGTTAAGATGAACACGGGCGGAAGGGCCTGTTAAGGAGTTATCATGGCGTTGCCAGACGTTTATACCGCCGACAAAGGTCAGCCACCGATGCCCGACGAAGGTCCTACGACCCGGATTGACCCTAAAGTTGCTGCCGCTCGCGCCCTTCTGATGAAAAAAGCGCTGATGGCTAAGCGTGCACGAGGCGCGATGCCCGGTTCGACGCCGGGTGGATTGCCAGATGTCTACACTGCTGACAAGGGTCAGCCACCGATGCCAGACGAAGGCCCGACGACCCCCGCACCTATGCGTCGTGGTCCCGGTATGTTTTCTAAAGGTGGTTCTGTTGGCGGCGCTTCTAGGCGTGCTGACGGTTGCGCACAGCGCGGTAAGACCAAGGGCCGGATGATATGATGTCTAGCCGGGGGATGGGTGCCATAGACCCATCCAAAATGCCGTCTAAAAAGAAGATTGTCCGTAAGGACGATCCGAACGATGTCGCCTTGTACGCTGAAGGTGGACACGTAAATGAGGCCGGTAATTACACAAAACCCGATCTTCGTAAACGGATTGTGTCCCAAGTGAAGGCTGCGGCAACTCAAGGCACGGGCGCAGGACAGTGGTCAGCCCGTAAAGCCCAGCTTGTTGCTAAGAAGTATAAAGCTGCTGGTGGGGGGTACAGAGATTGAAACCTCCGCAGCAGTCTCTCAAAGACTGGGGTGACCAGAAATGGCGCACCAAGAGCGGTAAACCATCGAGTAAGACGGGCGAGCGGTACTTGCCAGAAAAAGCAATCCAAAGTTTGAGTCCGTCTGAGTACGCTGCAACGACTAAAGCCAAACGTGCAGGTAAGGCGGCAGGAAAACAGTTTGTAGCGCAGCCCAAAACGATTGCGAAAAAAACCGCTAGGTTCAGATAATGACAGTCTCCGGGGTCGCCAACTTTGACATGAACTTCACGGAACTCGCTGAAGAAGCGTTTGAACGTGCAGGTCGTGAGATGCGCTCTGGTTATGATCTTAGGACGGCGCGGCGTAGCGTCAACATCATGATGGCTGAGTGGGCCAACCGTGGTATCAACATGTGGACGATTGAGCAAGGCTCTATCCCCATGAACACGGGAACTGCTACGTACAATCTACCTGCTGACACGGTAGACCTGATGGAACACGTGATTCGCACTGGTTCAGGAAATTCTGCTACTCAAGCGGACCTGACCATTACTCGTATTAGCGTCTCAACGTACGCTACGATCCCAAATAAGCTCAGCCAAGCGCGTCCAATCCAAGTCTATATTGACCGTAAGCAAGCTATCCCAACAGTTACTGTCTGGCCTATTCCAGATCAAGGTACGACCGCTTCTCCTTATTACACGTTTGTCTACTGGCGGCTGTGCCGGATGGACAATATTGACACGGGTGTTAATACGGCTGATGTAAACTTCCGCTTCTTACCGTGCCTTACCGCAGGGTTGGCTTACTACGTAGCCATGAAGATTCCAGAAGGCGCACAGCGGCTCGATATGTTGAAGACCGAGTATGAGTATCAGTGGAGCTTAGCTGCGGCTGAAGACCGGGAAAAAGCGGCGGATCGGTTTGTACCACGGCAGTATTTTATCGGTAGCAGCTAATGGCTAATCGGTTCGCCTCCGGCAAGATTGCTATTGCGGAATGCGACCAGTGCGGGTTCCGTTACAAGCTAAAGGATCTAAAGAAGTTAGTAGTTAAGACAAAGATAGTTAGCATCAAGGTCTGCCCG